ATAGATTGACCTTGGTCGATGAATCGTTGCCTTGCAGATGCCAATCGTAATATAACTAACTGATTTATCTCAAAGGCAGTTTTGAATACCTCTTTTTCTTCATTAGTCAACCAATCAACGTGTTGGACAGAACCATTGTTTGCAATGATATCCTTTACGGTTTCTTCTGAGTATATATTCTTCTCTTTCATTAATACTAATAAAGAAGGATTAACTCGATCAATCTTACCTGCTGCTGTATTTTGTACATAAGCATTTTTATAAATTGGTTCAATGCCCTGTGAAACAGAACCACAAATCAATGCAGAAGAAAGATTAGGAGCAATAGCTATTCTATGCGTATTCCTTACACCATAACCTTTACACCAGAATGGTTCACCCCACTCTTTAGCCATCCATTGACTTGCTCTTAATGATTCTTCACTAAGGTGTTTGAAGATTTCAATATTTTTATAATGTGCGTCCATCGATTCAAAGGCTATCATATGGTCTTGAAGATATGTGTGGAATCCTAACATACCTAAACCTAACGCTCTGCTCTTTTTAGCAAATTTTGCCACCTTTTCCATGCCTTTAGTTTCTTTACCAATCTCAATCAAATCTTGATTGACGCAGTCTAGGAATAATGTAGCTACAAATACCGCATCTGTATCTTTCCACTCGTCATATAGACTTGCGTTCATGGAAGATAACACACAAGAAAAAGTATGATCTTCATCAGAAGTTAAATGGATCTCATTACAAAGATTACTTGCCTTTATGGTTAAGTTTTTATCTTTATACATTTGAGGACTTTGTCTGTTAATCTTATCAATAAAATTGAAATAACCTTTACCAGTAATCATCTTCAACTTTAATGCTTTTTGATAACGACTAATAGCATCTTTATCTCCAGCTTCTAATCGATCAATAAACGCATCAGTTATATTCCAACCAATGTTAGCATCATCTGGATTTTTATTGATGTAGTTTACCAGCTCAAAAAAGTCACCATGGTCTATTTCAATATATCCAGCCCAAGCACCTCGTCTTTGTGAACCTTGACTAATATCTCTTGACATTTGAACAAAGTCTTTAAATACAGGTAGAACACCTGAAGCAGAACCTTTCATTCCTGCAATCTTAGCTCCTCTTGGTCTAATGTCACCGAGATAACTTGATGTACCAAATCCATTTTTAGATAAAACAGCATTTTCTTGTTGGCAACCATAAAATGAATAAACTGAATCAGGAATATAGTTACCCGAACAACTTACTGGACAACCTACACCAGTTCCCATATTAGACAATACAGGAGTAGATGCAGCCAAGTAACCTTTCCAAAATAGTTCAAAGAACTTAGTTTCCCAATAGAAAGGCTCGTTAGTATATAATGAGGCGTGTTTAGCGACTCTCAAATAGACAGATTTTAAATCAGGGCATTCTTTTGACAAATAATTTTCTTTTAGCATTTGCCACGATGCAGTAGTGACCCAAGAGGGAAGTTTACCTTCCTTCTGAAGTTGTTTGCGTTCTTCGCCAAGTTCATCATATATTGATAATTCTTTCACATTAGTTTCCAAATAGAGATAGTTCCATTTTTGATAATTCTAAAATAAGAATTTCTTGTTTAATAGGCTCAACTTCTTCTCTAATTAGTTGACGATGTGCCATAACTTGATCCAATGTTACTGAGGTATTATCAACTATTTCTCGAAGAACATCTTTCTTAGGTATAACAACTTCTTGTATAAACAATACTTCTGGTACTAATGCAGGTACAATAATTTCTTCTATGTTTTCCATTTTATTTCTCTATTTGGGGGTTGACCACGTAAATTTTCCTTCAGACCAAGCACGATTGTAATCTGAACCTTGACTTGAAAAGAAATCGTGCAAAGTGCTTGATCCTATATCTTTATAGAACCACGACTTAATTGGATTGTAACTTGGTTTAAATATACCTTTAAATCCTAGATTCTCAAGGCAAATATCTAACCTCGATTCAACAAATTTCTTTAATTGATTTTCAGTAATACCCTTGATATGACCTTTCTCAAATATCTTATCGATAATGATAGATTCGTGCTCAAGAATTACTTTTGATATATCTTCAAGTTCTCTAGTTAATTCTTCAAGGAATATGTTTGTTATTTGACCATCAGAAGTTGCTTCTTCTAGTAGTGTTCTAAACAACCATGCTCCAGCTTGTGAATGGAGGGTTTCATCTATAGCAGAAAAGTTAATCCCTGCGTTGATATTTATTAGCTTATTCTTCCCTGCGGAATTGAAGTGCTTTAGGAAAGCAAAACTTGAATACAAAATTGCTCCTTCAATCATAGAGAAAATACCCACCGATTTTAGGATATTGTATACAGTATCGCGCTTCTCAGTTCTATTTCCAATCCAAGCCATACGATTAGACAAAACTTCATCTTCTTTATAACTGTTATAGAACTCTTCATTATCTAAACCTAATACTTCATTAATCTTATTATAAAATGGGGCGTGAACCCCCAACTCCATAAAGGAAAAGGTTGCTGCCATTCTTTGAATATCGGGTCTTGGGAATACTTTTGAAACATAGTTTTGCCAGTAATCATTGCCAACATTCAACTCATACAAAGTAAACAGCTTCAGGGTTGAGATAACACCGTGGTATTCTGATTCGGTACAATTTGTCTTTAAGTCGTGAAGGTCTTTTTCAACTTCAATTTCTGTAGGGAACCAGATGATTTCTGCTTGTTGTTGAGCAAATTCTATAGCCACTGGGTAGTCTACAATATATTCGCTTTTCGGAGTCAAAATCCGTATAGTCATAATAAATCCTTTTTGTTTGGTATAAACTATATATATTAGATATCTGAAGCAACTCTGTTTTCAGAACTATAAGCATCAAACTTGCCGCCTGGATATCTTGCTTCAAGTTTTCTAACATTCTCAGCAAACATTTCATTAGGGTCAATGCCTAATGCACGACAAGCGTTGATTAGATACCAACACACATCACCCAACTCACGATACATATGAAAATGGTTATCATCATTATAAGGTTTTCCTTGAAATACAATTTTCTTTACAATCTCTGTAAATTCACCAGACTCGGCAGATAACCCAAATGCGGCAGTCATTAATAATGAGATATTGCAATCATGTTGTCGTAAACTGTTTAATCTACTAATGAAGTCATCGTGGTTATTAGATTCTTTAGATGTTACTTCTTTTACAAAATCAGAATATTTGTGTAAGTCAATTTTTTGTTTCATTATATTTTTCTCCATTGGGCAAGCATTAGCACTGCAGCAATACCAGATGCGGTATTATCTACAATAAGTTTTTCTATTTCATTTTTGATATGCCCAGTCTGGGCTAATTCGTTGATATCTTTCTCTAAAATATTTTCAGGCATCAAGCAAATACTATACCCTAGTTTTGTATATTTTGCCACACTTTTTACGATAGCAATATTACGAGGTTCATTATCAACAATCAATACAATCTTGTCTTTATGTTCTTGCATAAACTCAGAATCAAAGGCAGATACACCTGAAGCTGCAATACAGTTATCTATAAACAAACTGTCTAGTTGACCTTCTGTAACGTATATAGTCTTATTAACATCAACTCTTTCTAGACCATAAAGAAGTTGTTCTTCCCCTAACTTGACATTATGATATCTGAGCATTTCGTTTCCAAACGCCCTACCAGCCCAACCCATAAGAATTCCTTCTACATTGAAATGAGGAATAATCAACCTTGGAATATCATCATTAGTAGACATATCAGCTTTGTAATGTTTTTTTACCCATTGCTTATACTTAGGGCAGAAGTATAGCAGATTCCAATACTTTTGAGGTATTAGCCTCTGCTTCACATAAAGAACGGCAGGGTGGTTTTCATTCAAGTCTGATATTTTATATAGTTCATCTAAGGGAGATACTATCTTAGGTTCTGAGAACTTGGGAGTTGAATCGGGGAATACAAACACTGGGGTATGGTTGTGATTGCAATTTGACTTGTACTTTTCCAACACATATTCTGAATACAGATTGTGGTCTAAATGTTCTAGGAGTTTTGAGAAGGTTGTTCCAACATTACAGTTGTGACATCTATAGAGAAGAGTTCCCTTTTTAGAATAGATGTAGCCTCTTGCCTTTGTTTTATTCTTAACAGAATCGTTGCAAAATGGACAAGAAAAGTTCCAAGTGTTATTACCTTGTTTCTTGTAATTTCTGACTCTAGATGATATCATAGATGCAAATTTCACATCTACATAAAACGAAATACTCATGTACTACTCCTATTCAATAAACTATTATAACTTATAAAATAGGATTCGTAAAGGTATTTTTAGGTGTTTTTAATTACTTATAAATCAATAACTTAAAAACTGTTTTATCGTTTAAATTAAAGAATAGGTAACTTTATATAGGGTTTCTATTTTAAACGAGAGTATTTCTTAAAGTTTAATTATATCAATATGTTATAAAATAAGACTTTTAATGAGTTCAAAGTCTTTACTTTTACCAATTTAGGCGTTATAATATATCTGTAGTCGGGTTAAGTAGATTAGTTGCCTACTTAAATATTTCTAAGTGGTTTAATAGAAACCCAAAAGCTGTTGCTCCTCCTACTATTAACCAACGCCAATTCTCTAGGGTTGTTAATCTATCAGATATTGATTTATGTTGACTAGATGATTTATCGGTATGTTCTTTGAGTTTATCCTCTATACGAACCTCCATCTCATCTATCTTACTTAGTATTTCTTTAGTATTATCACTCATCTTCTTGTACAATTCCCTTACGTCAGTGATTGTTTCCTTACTCCCTGATTCAAGGTTAATGATACGTGAATCATGGACAGCTAGTAATCTTGTCACTTCAGCAGATGATTTAGCTATTTCTGCTACAGTATTGTCTATCTTATACACAACAGTTTGAAGAACCGCCACTTCTACATTTATATTATTTTCCATCATCTAAGTCCTTTTGGTTATTGATCCAAGCTTGAAGAGATTTTAGTTGTTCAACTACTTGGTAATAAGTTCCATAATTTTGACTTACGGTGCTGATGACTTCAGAGAGTTTAACATTGGAGGGTTCTTCATTAATATTTCCGGAGGTGTTGGGAACTTCTGTTTGACTGGCACTAGAGTCGTGCAAGACGATAGCACCATTATTAATAATACACTCATCATCAGACTTCTTAGTGATGTAGATTGGCACTTTCTTAATGATTTCATGAGTTTTTCCTTCAACTATTTTAATGCGTTCTATATATTTAGTTATAACTTCAGTTGTAATCTCAGAAGCCCTAACCTCTTGTTGAGCCACTTTAGATTCCATTTCCTTAACATTTAGTTGCCATCGAGCTTCATTAGAAGCACCGCCAACAAAAAAAGCACCTATTGTTAATAGAAATGCTGATAATATTTGTATTCCTAGTTTATATTCGATTGGTATAATCCATCCAAAAGCTATAACTAATACAGTTCCTATAACACCCAATAGCAAGGTAGCATAGAATATCCAATCAGGTATGAACGATAATAACATCATCATCATACTCCCCTCTTAAGTATTCTTTTTGTTTTCTTTTTAACTAAGGGCAAAATAGGGTTAGCAATTCCTGTTGTATTGTTGGTTGGAATACTTACACCACCCTCGTTTTCAAAGAACTTTTTAACCGTTATTTCTTCTTCAACCAATATTAAGTTATTGTCTGATATAGTTTCCAATAGATTGTAGAATCTTTCTTCAATATCGCCTGTGTTATATGTTTCATAGGATTCTTTCACGAGAAAATAAGCAGCAACCAAATTTTTGGTCATACTATCTCCTCCTGGTAATTTGTTTAGGAGTCTTTTAAGGTTAAATACTAACCGATGTAGATAATCATAAGCAGATTTCTCTTCTTCAGTTTTTAAGTCTTTACTTATCTTTAATACTTTACCAGTTGCATCTATAATACCTAACTTAAAGGCATCGGTCTTATCAAAAGGAACAACCAACATTGATAAAACTTTATACGCAATCAGATTATCTACAATTCTAGACATTATAACTTCCTAAGTGCATCTATTATATTCTGGTCGAGGGGTATATTAGAATAACTAACCCCATTTATTTTATCAGGCATATAGTTCAAGTATAATAAGAATGTCGTTAGTTGACTAGCAAATGCATCATCAACCTTGAAAAACAACATAGGAGTGGCATTGATACCAAACACATTATATATTATTATTATGTGATTTAGTATCAATCTTTCCTTTAAAATATTATCTTCTTTGTATCTAACAAATAACGTATTAAGGAATTTAAACCTTTTGATATCAGATGAAAACTCCTTAATACTAACGCACTGAGTATTATCATAACATTTCATAGCGAATTGGATGAAATTCTCAGGCGTTAAAATCATATATTAAGAAACGAAAGTAAGAGCTACTGCATTAGAATTAACGAACGGAGCACCAGTTGTAGACGATAATGTAACACGATATAAATCGCCAGCATTAGCAACTAACTGACCAGTTAATCCCAACGTGGTAGAAGTTGCAGCAGATACATTGACAAATCTAGTAGGAGTAGCGGCACGAGCACGTTGCCATTGATAAGTAACTGTTCCAGATGGAGCAACTGTAGCAGTAACAGACAATGTAGCAGCACCTGCGGTAATTGCTTGAGTAGTTGGTTGAACAGTAATTGTAACAACAGCATTAACGTCAGCAATTATAGTATCATCAGCAGCATCACCAGCAACTGCAGAGGTAGTATTTGCTGCAACTAAAAGAAGAGTTCTATAACGTGGGTTACCATTACTATCTATAGATTGTCTTACATCCCACCAACCTGAACCGTTAATTCCTTTGTTATGGTTGGCTGCTTGATTTGCTTCAGTTATATCTGCAAAGAAAGTGTAAGCTAAATCTTGTTGAAGAATCCATTTAGGAGTATCTGCACCAGTAACAGTAGCACCAGAAGCAATAGTAGTTCCAGCATAAGGAATAACTAATTCTAAATGCGTTGCATCAGTAATTTTTAATATTTTATATTTAACACCAGCAATAACAATAGTGTTGCCTGCTTGTAACTGAGTAGTGAACAGTGTACTAACACCAGTGACAGTAGTACCTAAGTTAGGAACACCAATAGTTCCTGTTAATGCGAATGAATCGCGGTTTCCATATAGTGCCATATTCTTATTCCTTTTGTTAGTTTAGTTTATTTATAATGATTAGTTGACATACATATTCAGTTCGTTATTCTTTGGTATTTCATTACCGCGATTATAAACTTGAATGTGCGCTACTTTTTTAGATTTCACACCATCTTTATGTAAAGGAATGTGTAATTGATTTGTTTTACCTTCAGATGGTTTAGCTGGACCATGGCTGATATGGTGTTGCCAATCATCGGGGTGAATTTCATAACCTTGTTTGTTTAGGTGTTTTTCAGCATGTTGAAGAGCGGCAGAGTAACCAGTATGGTAAACTTCCATTGGTTCTTTCTTTGCTCTTGCTTCATCAAGCAATTCTTCAACAAGTTCCTTATTAACTCTTTGATTGTGTAATGCTTCAATTACTTTTGCCATAAAGTTGGTTGGTTCCACTTCTTCTTTAACTGCTTTAGGTTCCCACCAAGTACCCTTTCCGATACGGATATCAGATTTCCGTTTATGGTCTCTAAAAGTTTCACCGCTGGTATCATATTTTGTTAAAGCCCATTTGCCGCTTTTAGTTTGTTTAAGACCAGACGCTCGCGCTAAGTCTTCTTTTCCGGCAGGAACATTATAAAAATACATTCCAAGCATCTTTGGCTTTTTTGATGAATGACCCCATCCATTATTTTTATCTTCATGCCCTAATTCATATTCCATTTCAGCTCGTTTGAAAGCATCTTTATTATGAACATCAAATGCTTCATCTAATGATTCTTCTTTAATATCATTTTTAAATTGATTTTTAGTTGCTTGAATTATTCCTCTAAATCTTTTATCGGCAGTTTTAAAATCTTGGTTTTTATCTGCTTTAGATGCGGCTTCTCCAGCTTTCTCTTTATATCTATCTAAAAATTTAGTAGATAATTCATCTAAAGATTCAACTTCTTCATTAGCAGGAACTTTAGCTGATGTTGTGCCAAATTTAGAGTCTCCCCATTTCTTTTTTTGTGCTAATTTAATACCAACAGACCGTTCTTTAGTATCGTCTTTAGCGGCACTAATATAATTTGATAAACCTTTGCGAGAAAGTTCGTCTAAAGACTCAACTTCTTCAGGTAACTTCTTCTTGTCTTTATTTTGCTGTTTAAGGACTTGGAGTTTAGTATTGGCGTCTGCTTTAACGTACATTCTATCCAACATATAACCAATATTCTTCATTTTTTCAGACCTAGCTGATTCATCAGTTCTTTCGTAATCTTTAGAATTTGTATCAACTAGTCTACGAGCAGGAATTTTTCTTCCGCCCTTATCGGACTTGGTATCAGCAGAAACTTGTTCTTCTGATAATTTCATTTCTACATAAGCGTCTTGTATTGCCTTTAATTCAGCATATTGATCAGATGTCATTTTGTATTTCCTTATTTTGATAACTATATTTAGTGTGATTTTGGATGAAGTCTTGCGCCCTCAATAGTTCTAATCCTTGGAACCAACTTCATCGCAATTCTCTTAAGAATCGCACCTTTAGATTTGATAATTTGTTCAACCCTTTCTTTCTCTTGAATTGATAATGTATTTAAAGGTTTCTTGGCAATTTTTAATTTCAATAACTTAACAGCCATAGTCCTTGCTCTATGATTAATCTTTTCTGACGATGATTTTGTGTGAAGAGCAATTTTCATCTTACGTTCTCTTTTAGAAGCAGACCTTGCAAATCGAACCTTAGCTTTCATTCGCTCCATTCTTGATAAAACTTCTGTTATATAATCTTCCTTAAGGTCAGAAATATGATTACCATTTTCATCAACAATATGTAATTCTTCGTCTTCATAAGCATCAAAAATATCCTCAAGGTCTTTAATATCCTTAATCATTGCTTCTATTTCTTCATCAGTCTCATCTTCATGTTTGTCTTCTTCAGCAGTCTCATGTTCTTCTTTTAACTTATATATAATCTTTTGTCTGCGAAGGTAATCTTTGTCTTGGTCTGGCTCAATACCAACCCCAACTCTTGAAGTATTTCCGTACACGTCAACGTCAGGTATATCAAAATCAGATTCGGTATTCTTTGTATCTTCTGGATTGATATTTTGTTTAAAACTCTTAACCTTCTTTCCTGTTAAAATTTTAGCTGAATTGTTTGCTTCTTCCATCTTTATAGATAATAACTTTTTGTCATACTTGATACCTGCTTTATCAGCAGTAGATAGCATACTCTTAACTGTTTCAATATATTCAGAGTGCATTGGTTTATTTTTAATTTTACGCAAGGCTAGATTGATTAAAGAATCAGGAGAAGCCGTAACACTATCATCAATACCTAAAGCACCAGCAATAATGCGGGCAATCTTAACTTTATCTGAACTTGTATATAATACTTTCTTAGCTTCTTCTTCGTTCATTTCTTTTTCCGTATATATGGCAGTTACATCTTGTAACCACTTTTTAGTTTTATAGCCAAGATTATCTTCTAAGGTTAGATAATTAGAACCTCTCATTATGATTCTATAGTAAGTATCATCAGACTCAACTATGTCACCAATGTTGAATATGTTACCTTGAAAATATTGCTCTCTTATCGAATCCTTACCCATTCCAACTCTAATATCGTTCATCAGTTGTTTAGCATCAACATCTTTTAAGGTATGTGGTAATCCTTTCTTGAATTCAGCAAAGTTATTATCAAGAGCAAGGTTTCTCATTTTAGTCCCAGACATACCAGAAGCATCATCAGCATCGGGGTCTCTTTCACCAGCAGAAACTACCTTGATTGAGCCATAATGATACTCAATGCCGTTATATTGATTTAGAAGTTTTTCGAATGAATCAACTCTATCAGAACCAGCAACCATAATAAGGTTATTGTATTTCTTATTGAGTTCTTTAGCAACTTCTATGGGAGTGCGTTCTTGAGGATTAGCTGCTTTGAAGTTGTCGTGCGGAAACATCAACTTGAGGTAGTGAATTTTTTGTTCGACTGTTAAAGGGTTTTTCTTTTTGTCTTGGGTTTTTGAAGCATAGATAACCGAATCTGCATTATTAGATTTGGCAGTTTTATCTACCTTAGAAACTAATAACGAATGACCGATAGTTGGGCATTGGAATCTACCAAAAGCAAAAACTATTGTTTTGGTAGATTCCTCTTTAAGGAAGTATTTGTACGATTTCATAAGTTCCATTGAATATAGTGGTTTGTAATACTATTTATATAAAAATGAAACTCACCACATTAAAAAGAAATTACCCAAAGCTGCGGCAACAGCAACCAACGCCATGAACAACCAGCCCGTATTACCTAATGTACTTAAACTACCTAATGTTAATGTACCACCAAGTGTCAAAGAACCAGCATGATAATTTAATGTGCTGCTAATACCCGTAATAGCATAGCTGCCATTAGCTAAGATTAAGCTATAAGCAACTCCCGATTTTTTACCGATTGAACCAAAAGGCGCTGTTGCTAATGGAGAAAAACTAAACATTAACTTTTTTCCAAATCATTTAGTAAATCCTTTATAATTGCAGTTGATGTGTCTCTATCTATCTTTAAAACCCCTTCACACACTATGTTCCAATCATCTGATTTTTCTTCTTTTTCGCTTTTTACTGGCACTTGAATATCTAAGTGCTTAAATAAATATTCTTTGTTTTCATCAAACACTCGCCAAACATGTTCTGCTGTTCCGCGCCCTGCTTGCCCGCGCATTTTATTAAAGCGGATTTTAAACTTCATATTATTTCAACATCAGGTAATGGTGCATCTTTTACGCCAACATTAAAATGAATAAACTTAAACCCTTCTTTTGAATGATTTTGTGTAAAGCTATGCGGCAACCATGAGTTTGTAAATAACAACATACCTGCTTCTGGCTTAAAGAACACCATGTTGCTTGCATTAGTTATATTGGCTTTGTTTTCTTCTTCCATGCTTATCTGAACTTTGCCGGCCCTGGGATCATGGATAACAGCATTGGGGCTATCTTCGGGGCAGTCTAAAAAGTAAAAGCCGACCAGTTGCGCCCCATTATTAGGATGTACATGTTGCGGCATGTAGGCGTTTTGATGATACTCTTGACACCACATAGATTCAAAGAACACATGCTGATTATCCATACGATAACCTTGTTCTTTAAGTATGTTCCAAGCAGTTGCGCCAACATAGCCGGTAAAGGCTTCTAAACGCTCATCAAAAGATATGTCACCAGTGTGATACAGTTCACATTGCTCTTTACCTTCTAACTCGGATAACTGCTCGTTAGCCACAATGCGTGCTGAGTCTAAAAATTCAGGTTTTCTAATTAAACTTACTGAGCTAACAAAACAGTTAAAAGTTTCTAAAGTATCCATTATGACCAGATTTCCGTAGGCTTAACGGGTAGCGTGACATTACCAGACACAGGTGCAAGAACAAAAGCACGCAGTGTATTTCTGTAGCTTATAAAGTCGGAAACGTTTGTTAAATGTGGTGTGTTTGCAATGTCAGTCACACTAGGCAATTCAACCCAATCTGTTGCAGATAGTAACATAAGGACTCTTGATTTGTTATGCTCAGCAGAGACATTACTTGTTGATAGTAATTGCGCTTGTTCTAAAGTCAATGTGCCCGCTGTGTCCAACCAATACTCAGTTCTATCCAAATCATTACTACTAGCCAGATCCCATGACGCTGTTTCAAAAGCAAGCGATACAAAAGTTTCCGGTAGGTCTGGTCGTGTGTAAGAACCACCTTCATTCAATATAGGGTAAACTAATGGTGAATACATATCGCTCATTGTGGGGCCTCTAATTGTGGTAAATAAGTTGTTTGACTAATGAATTTTAAGCTATCTTCAATAGATGCTGTTTGTGAAACTTTGTTGTATAACGTCGCGATAAACGGTGCCAATGCCGATTTAAACTGAGGATGGCAGCGCATCGTGTGAAAATGGTCATGTGGTATAGACCCCTGGGTAATCATGAAGTTTTCACAACGCTCTTTAAGCTCCAGCAACCATTCTTCTTCTTGCACCGCTTCCGAGGCTTCAAGCACTGGTAAATGTCCGTACTTTCTGTGCGGCTCTAATTCTTCCATTAGTTTAATAAGTGTTTCAACTTCTTGCCTGCAAGCTTCACGATTCATGTCGAAGCCGTATTCCGAAGCATCGAGTTCAATCAAATCTGCCTTGCCTTGCATCTGCTCAAGAATATCATCAGACTCTAATAACCTTTCTGTTTTAATTCTTTTTATGTCACGCTTGATTTTCTGAGCTTCAGTGACTTTATAAACCTGTTCCCTATCTATTTTTTGGTCATAGAGCAAACACCATGCGCCATCAGCGGTTTTGCAACTACCTGCTAAAAAGTATTTAAGTTGAAAGTCTGAGTTGTTTCTATGCGGCTTGCTGTTCATTATGTGTTTACTCCAATAGTACCATTTGATGCTGCCGAACCATAGTTACTGGTTACGGTTGCATTAGTGCCAGCTGTTACTACACACCCTGAATATGTATATTTGTTTCTTGTTGCTACTATGCATGTAGTCCTTCCCAAAGCAAAAAAACCTACAGTTGCATTACCTGAAGCTGAGCCCGCGTATGACGCTACGGTTGCGGCTCCGCCAGTGCTAACAGTATCGCCTGAATACGTGTACTTATTTCTTGCTGCTGATAGGACGCGGCAACTACAACAAAAACCAACAACTGAAAGTGCAAAAATCCCTACAGTTGCATTACCAGTAGCAGAACCTTCAGCGCTGTATGAAGATGACGTACCCGCAGAAACAACATCGCCTGAATATGTGTATTTGTTTCTTGATGAAAAACCACCCAAAGCAAAAATACCTACAGTGGAATTTCCAGTAGCTGAACCACTTACCTCCGCTGCGGTTGCGGCTGTACCCGCTGAAACACCACATCCTGAATATGTGTACTTGTTTCTTGTTGCTGTAACTACAAAGCCAGGATTAGTATCCCCTAAAGCAAAGATGCCAACAGTAGAATTACCTGCGGCTGAACCAGAGCCACTAGCTACTGTGGCTGAACCACCTATAGTGACAACATCGCCAGAGTATGTGTATTTATCTCTGAGCATTGTAAAAAGAGTATTTGAAAAACCACCCAAAGCAAAAATACCTACAGTGGAATTACCTGCCGCTGAACCCTGATATGACGCTACTGTTGCGGCTGTACCAGTAGAAACAACACAACCTGAATATGTGTACTTGTTTCTTGTTGTAAGGGGGGTGACGCCATTGGTGCAGCCCAAAGCAAAAATAGCAAAAGTACCGTCAGGGCCGACAGGAACAGCCGAAGCACCACCAAACCCATAGCCTTTAGCGCTTAATGCACCTCTTGTAATTATAGCTGGCATATTATTTAAACTGAGTCATTGAAGCCAAGACCGTATAGGTGCTAGCTGCTGTTTTAACAATAGTGTATGTGTATACATCTATGCCCGATACGTTACCAGCGGTTGGTGCTGCTCCGCCCTGCCACTTTGGTGTTACCGCTACACCATCAATTTGTAATGCGTTACTAAAATAAGCCGTTGTACCTTGTGTTGCCATGAAT